TAACTCTTGTAGCACTTGAATTTCTTGTAAAGTCGAAATCCCCATAAGGTGCTTCACTTGGTTTTGCAGCTAAAACCTTTCCATCATCGTAAGCGGTAGGTGTAAGGATTATCGAAGCTTTCTGTAATAGGTTTGACATATTATTGTATTTTTTCTAAAGCTGTTAATGTTGCAGTTGTACAGGTTTGATTCTCATAGTAGGTAGCACGAAGTCGCAACTTATTGAGTATAGCTGGTATAACGCTACTAAATAGCATCATCATTTTCCTACGTCTGCTCGTAAATCTAATCATTATATAGTAGCATCAAAATATCCGTCTAAAGCCGTCTTTAAAGCTGCGAAACTTGCGTAAGCAGTACCTGCCAAGTCCGTTAAGTCAGAATATAAGGTTTTATCTAATAAAGGTACTCCCGTTACTGTTTTTAGTATTAAAAAGTCTCCGTATTGTTGTCTCTGTATCTCTGAAAAAGCAGGATACCTAAACTCTATACCGTTATCTATTACTAATTCTTTTGTTACTGCGTCTTGATAAATTTTAAATGCCATTTTATTTTTATTTTATTTTGTTTTAGTTTTTAAAGACAAGCTGTGCTATCAAATAATATAAATCCAACTACAAGTCCATTTTCGTCTAATTGAATCCAATACCAATTAGGATGATCGCCAGGCTGATGACTATTATTATCCCAGTCACTTGGAGGAGTAGGAATACCTCCTGAAACAATATTTATTAAAGATGTATAGGAAGTACTTTGTCCCGTATCTGGATTTGTAAAAGGAATCTGTCCAGCCGAATCGCTATATACTTGAGTTCCTAATGTTATCCAAGAATCAGATGCAGCTTTATATAATGTCTGACCTTGCCAAGTCATATCTCCATTACTTCCTAAACCTACCGATGCTTGCATACCATAAAGAAACGTACAAGTAGAAAAACCATAAGTTGCTCCACCGTATGCGTACTCTGTTGCTACTTTTGTCGTTAGGTTTACAACAATATTTCCAGTATTATGAAATGTCCCATCAAAACTTGGAGTAAATCCGTTTAAATTAGCTAAATAATACGCCTGATTATCCTCTTTCCCATTCATTGTAATTTTATAACCGTTTAAACTTGCTTTATCCGAGCCAGTTTCTTGCGTTATTTGAGAATCTAAGCCATTATATAAGCCTAAAATCCTAATATTTCCTAATCTATCTATATAAATAGCTCTATAATACTGCTCTACAAGCTTATAAACCTCTTGTCCTGCATACATTTTAGGTATTTCAAACGATAAACTTTGATTCCAAGCAACATCTCCACCTACTATTTCAGTCGTTTCGTTGAATGTAGGATTTATTCCAACCCAATCAAATACAATAGACGAAGGAAAAGACGTAACCGTCTGATTATTTATCACTATTTGACTACGAGAATACTTAACATAAGGAAATAAATAAACCTTATCTATTCCTCCTTGTAAATCCTTACAAATTCTATTTATATCTTTAGTAATACTATTCATCTAAAGGAGTTTCATATAAAGTAGGTTCTTCTCTTCCAAAATACCATCCAGCCGTTAAGCTTATATCTTTACTTGCGTTTACTTCGTCTTGAGAAGTCTTATATTCAGCTAAAGGGTTCTTACATATCCATTTTTGAAAACGTTGTATATAAGTATCCGCTTTCGAAGAGTAAATAGTAGAAACTAAAGCCTTTTCGTCTTTATCCATTAGTTCGCTATCCTCTGGTAGATGTTTAAAAGCTCCTCCGTTAGTTATCATAAAACCCGATACCGTAACGTATTCCGATAACGCTTGATTCTTTGTAATTGGCTTAACGTACTCGTTAAATAGAGTTTCGTATAAACCAGTTAAAGTATTTGCTAATATATCAGCTACGATCTTGTCATATAAAACCGTTCCTAATAATGGTTCTATAACCGTTATCATAACGTTCTCTATATTCATTTGATACTTGTCTATATCGACATTACCTCCAATTATTGTAGTTTGTGTAAGTTCAGCTGGAGATATAAATAATAAAGTTGCCATTAGCTTCTGTTTTTGTTTGGAGTTAATGAAACGTTAGTATTGTTTGTAGGTACTTTGTAACCTCTTCGCCTTGCTTCGCTTGTACTTACCGTTTTAGCTGAAGGGTCAATATTTGGAGACAAAACAGCTTTACTTGGACTCTCTTTCTTTAGATATATTTCTCTTTGCCATTTATGTCTACAAGTTCCGTTAGGAAATTTAGCAGATATTTTACCTCCGCCTTTCCATAACCATATAGAATAAGGAGCTGAGCCTCCCTCTCCTTTACCAAAACCAGGATTAGTACTCGAATTTTCCATTCGTAAAATATCTTCCTTACGGTATAATTTGTTTGCGTTTACCATAGCTCTGCAAAATGCCCTTTGTGGGAATTTACTACCTACGTATCGATACCTAATCATAATTTTATCAGAGTCTTGTTCCGATTTAGCGTTAGGGAAAGCCTTACCTGTATTTGTAAAGTTAACCAAGCTTAAAACATCGTCATCCGTATCGTAGTCAACATCATTAAACGACATTAAACTCCAATTATTTTCGTTTAAATCCTCTCCTAAAGATATTAATTCATCAGCCATATCTTGACTTGCTCCGTCATCCGATAAACAAACGTGATTAGATAATCTTGTAGGCTCTTCTAAAGGCTCTTCTACTATCTCTGTAAGCGGTTTAAAGAATAAGTCTAAGCTAATACCGTAAGATAATAAAACTTCCTCTAAAGCATCTAAAATGAAGTCTTGTTTAGGCTTGATAACTCGCTTTAATAATTGTTGCTCTGCCATATCCATTTCCTCAGCTGTATTACTAAATCCGCTCGAAGAAACAATACCAACTAAAGATGGCGAAGTAGCTCTATGCGAAGTAAGTATCTTTTGAGTTGCCTCTTCCGATAGCCATTGCCATTGCTTATGAATATTGTCAGCTACTGGAAAAACCGTTACCGTTATAGGTTCTTGGTCTCTACCTGAGAAATTCAATATAAAAGTTCCCGAATTAGAGCTGCCTGTTAATTTTCTTCTTATATCCTTTTCTATTTTATCCTTTTGTTCTGGAGTTAAGCTCATTCCGTCGGGAATATTTATAACATATCCAGCCGATAAACCGTTTTTAATATAGCTAATATTTCCGTTTGCTATTTCCTCCTCCATTTCCATAAATGGCATTGCTCCGATGTAGTCAGGATCGCTAAAATATACTTTACCTACTTTGTAAGGTTTACCGCAGTAAATCTCTATTGCATCTTTTGAAGTTCCAAACGCTGGAAACTCTTGAGGTTTATTTTGTTGCCATTTTGCCCAGTTTCTTGAAAACCAGTAATGCTCTATTTCTCCGTCTTCGTTTTTAATACTCGGTACAATACTTTCTTTTGCTATATGCTCTATTGAAGATAAATCGCCACCTTTGGTTTTAATAACTTGCATAGAAAACTCTCCGAATATTTGAAAGTCAGATATTATTTTTCTTAGCTCTTTAGGTCTTAATATAGTTTGAAGTTTTGCCCAATCCATAACTCCTCTTGATCCGTTAGTAAATCCTAATCCTCTTCCGTAAATTAAATCAATATAAGAGTTGTTTATACTTGCGTTTGTTACCGAACCGTTATGTCTATCTATTATATATTGATAAAAAGAATTATTTCTACCATTTAAAACCCAATCCATAGAAGTATTCTCTACGACGTCTGGACGTACATAATTAGATAATTGTATTAATTTAATATCTGCCATTATGAATAAGTATATAAGCCGTTTGTTAATTTAAAATCTTGTGGCTCTTGTGATGTTGTTAATGTTTTACCTCTATAAACTACTTCCGTTCCTTCGGTAACCTTTAACTGATGTCTATCGTTTTCTAAGAAAGTAAAAGTAAAAGTAATATTAACCTTTCCGTTTGTTATTGTATAGGTATTAGAAGGCGATGTCGTAACGTTTGTGGCTTCATTATACAATTCAACTACTATATTAGTAGAAGGATAAAAACGAGGTACTACGCTTAAAGTATGTGTTGTATTGCTTGGGTCGATTACCATACAATATAAACGTTTAAAGTCGTTTTTTGTTATTATATTAAAAAACCCCCTACGAATTAACGTAAGAGGTTTATAAAAAATATTAATATAATTCTATACTGTAACTGCTTTGAAAGCTGTAACCGTTGCAGAATCTAAAATAGGAGCTAATTCTTTAGTAGTTGCTACACCAGTAATAGTGTATAAATTACCGTCTGATTTTGCTCCACCCGTAGATTGAACTACTGTAAAATCAATACCATCGTCTTGACCAATTGACCAATAATTTCCGTTTCGATCTTCTAATACTCCTTGAACAAATCCTGCTACCATTAAATTAAATTGAGCATTAGTCGCTGCATCTGGTACTTTAAAAACGAAAGTAGCCGTTTGGGTATTAACTCTCGAAAAGGTATCTCTCGAAGCTTCCATAGATTGTTCGAAGGTATTTAAATCTCCTTCTAACTCAAATTTATAGTTCGCAGTTAGTGCTGCATTCATAGCCGTTGCCTCTCCTGCAACTACCGTAAATGGGTCTTCTAACTCATTATATAAATATAGGGTTGAGTTACCCCCTAAACTGTCCTTACACGGTCTAAGCCTTCCAGCTGAAATATCGCACGCCATATCTGTTTAAATTTTTTTTATAAAACATTAGCTATCAGTTAATTAATGTAACTAACCGATAGCGTTTGTTTAGGGGTTAATAATTAAGCTGTTGTCGTAAGTAACCAAACAATCTCGTTAGAGTTGTAATATCCAACTCCAGCATTATAAACGATTTTTCCTCTTACGTTTCCAGTCAATAATCCGATTTCGTCTTCGTCTTCAATAGCAACCGTATTAAAGTCAGCATTTAATCCTGTAGCAAATACAAGATTTTTCTTTTCAGCACATACAATAGTATCGTCTGGAAGTCCTTGAATTTCTACTAAGTTATAACGTCCAAATTTAGCCGTCTTATCATCAGCAGTTCCGTTCCAAGCAATCCCTTTAGAGATTAAGTAAAAAGTATATGCTTGAAATACGTTAGAAGATACTAATACTTGTACTTCTTTCTTTCTTAAAGGTACTGGAATAGCATTTAAAGCTGCTTTTAAATGAGCTTCAACGTTTGCCTCAGTAGTCGCTGCTCCTAATGCAGTAATACCATTGTTAGCTTTTATTACCGCTCCGTCAGCTGCAAATTGTACAGTAAAACCGTCTCCAGTTTCTCCGTCAGTTGCGTTTAATCCCGTCCAGATATCTTCGTCAACTTTTGCTGCTTGACTTGAAAGCATTTCTAATTGTATTGCTTCCATAATATCAGCAGGAGCGTTTACGTTAGAAGCAGAAGCTCCCATAGAATCCTCTGACCAAGTTTGTCTAAAATCTTCCTTACATACTGTAAAGTCATTCTTTACTTTCTTAGGCTCGATTACTTTCTCGCTTAAAGTTATAGTTCCCGCTGGAGCATGTCCACAAGAATAGTTTACAGTTCCATCAGCGTAAGCAATCTTACGAAGATTCATTTTGTAGTTTACATTTTCTGCTACCGTTAAAACTCCTAAAGAAAGAGTCGACCCCTCTTTAAAAGCTGCCCCGATAATTCCACCAGCTACTTTCCCAGCATAGTTTGATGATACATTTGTTGTTGTTGCCATTTTTATTTGTTGTTTCTAATTGATTGAAGGATTCTACCTTTCTTTGTTAATTCTACTTGTTTAATTTCTGTCTTTACGCTTTTAGCAGCTGGTTGGTTTGATAAAGTTACAACCTCAGCTTTTAAAGTTTCGTTTTCTTTTTTGAATTCTACTAAGCCTTTATTAATAGTTTCAAATTTAGCGTCTACATCTTCGCTATACTTAATTAATAAGCTTTTGATCGCTTGAGTAATTTCTTCCGTACTTGGAGCTGATGGTGTAGATAATTCCTCTTCTACAGGAGCTTCCTCAACGTTTACCGCTGTAACTACTCCGTCAACAACTACCAACATACCCATATCTGTAGGGTAATCTCCGTCTGGTAATGCAATACGTTCTTCGCCTTCCGTTACGAATACAACCGTTCCAACCTCTAACATTTCGCCATCGTATTGGATAGTTAACTCTCCAGATTGTACGCTTCCTAATTTAACCTCTTTTACAATCCCTAAACCAACGAGAACCTCGTTAACCTGGTCTTTAAAAGATTTTGTTTCTTCTGCCATTTTTATATTTGATTTTAAATTTACTTCTTTAAGGTTAAATAAACCGTCAATACTAAAACCGTTTATTTCTCCGCTTAGAGCCTTCTTATATATATCGTCATTCTCACACTTCATTTTAACGATCCAAGAACCCTCTATAATATCGTCTTTATCTAAACCATAAGCATTCGCTGTATCGTTCTTAGGGTCTTTAACAATCCAACTTTCGACGAAGGAAATTCCAACTATAGGATGCTCGTGTTCTAACTTAGAGTTTAATTGAAATCCAGACTTTAAAAAGTTATGAGCAGAAGCTTGTATTGTTTCCTTTGGAAAAGTAATATAGAACTCCTCTCCGTTTTGATTTCTATAAATAGGCTTATTAGGGATTAAAACTACTCCTAACAATGTCCTCTCTAATTTGTCAACTTCAGCAAGTTTAATCTGTTTCTCTTGTTTCTTTAATGCAATAAATTTAGATTCCATTGCAGGGTCATCCACCAAAGATATAGAATATACATTCTTTTTAGCAGAGTCGAAAATTGCTTCGTAGGTTTTAATCATTATAGTTTAAACGTTTGTATTCGGTTATTGTTACATTATTGTTTATAATCCGCTCTCGGTAATTATATTGTTATCTAAGTTTTGAGCTGTTGTTATATCTCCAGAAACTACATAAGCTTGGACTGGTTCTTGATTGCCCAAGTTTATACTTTCGTTTATTTGATTCCCTTCTGTTCCCTCAACTAAATTAAAAGAAGGTGCTGCTGGACTTGCTCCTAAACCTCTTTCGCCTCCTACATCTACTCCAGTTATACCACTATCAAATTTTGCTGTTGCGATTTTTGCAATAGTTGCTGCTCCCGTTGCAGATGCAAAAGCTAAAGATGCTATACCTGCGGGATTTGGTACTGGACCAATAGCTATTGGAGATTGTGCTAATGAAGCTTGAATTGATTTTACAGCATCTATACCAGCAAGAGATAAATTCATTACTTTTTGAACAGCAAAACTTGCCCTTGCTCTTTTCTCTTTACTTTTTTCGTCTTGTTTTCCTAAAGAATCTGCAAGAGAGAAAATATCAGATGTAAACTTTGATGTTGCTTTTATTCCTGCTTCAAAATCATTAAGAACCTCATTAAAACTTTTATCTCTTCTACTCGCTGCATTTGACTCTATTGATTCAAGTTTCTGGTCTAATATTTCAGCTGATGATAATATTTTCGCATCCTCTGGAGTTAATGCATTATCTTCGCCTAATCCTTCTGCGGTTCTTTTAGGTTTAGTTCCATCGCCTAATAAAGCTAATTTAACCTCTGCTGCTTTTATTTCTAATTCTCTAATTTGTCCTTGAAGATCTGAAACTATATCAATTCCTGCTGCTTTTGCGACATCTGAAGCTATAGTTGCATAACCAAATACATACCCTTTTAAATAAATTAATCCTTTTTCTAATAAACCTACTTCTCTAATTTTACTGTTTTCAATTTCTAATTGAGCTTTTAAATTGATTAAAGAATTTTCAACTGCTTTTTGTTTTTCTATTAGTAATAGTTTTTCTAATCTAACTAATTCAACAGTACTTTTTCCTTGCTTTTCTAATATTTCTTTATTTAATTTATTTAATGATAATTGATGGTTAATCCTATCTATTAATCTATTTAATGATTTCTGTTGTCTCTCTAAAGCTCTTGTTGTACCTTGAACTAAATCTTTTATTTCTTCCCAATAAGTAACAACTAAAGCTAAAGCAACAATAAACAAACCTATTCCTGATGCTACTAAAGCACCTTTCATTTTTTGTAAAGAACCATTAAATAGTTTACTTGCTTCCCATCCGTCACGAAGCTGAGTAGCTAATCCTCCCGTAATCCTATCTAATACAGAAATAGCACCCCCATTATCTGCGACACCCCTTAGAGATGCAGATGCTTGATTAGCTTTATTTGAAGTAGTATCTAAAGAACTTGACATTTGGTCAAGACTAACTTTAGCTTTTTCTATCTGAGTATCATCAACATCAACTCTAAGATTAGAGTTTGTTTCTGCTGTATCAATTGAACTTGATAATTGATCAAGTCTTCTTTTAGCATTGTCAATATCTTCAGATTCAACTTCTATTATTATTGTTTTCTTGATTGCCATACTTTACGCTTTATTTTTCTTTTAAACCCTTTCCAAGTACTAATCATTTCTCGTTTACCTTTAGCTATTTCGGTATATTGTCCTGCTCCGTAATACTCTCCGTCTTGTAGTATTTTAATTATCTCTGCTATCATATTGTTCCGCTTGATATTCTATGAATACTTAACTCTCTTGAGGTTATTGTTAGCGTTCCCGTATCTGTTTTTAAGAATATTTGTCCTCCGTTTGTTTTAAAATCTGATAAAGAATAAAAAGGAAATGCAACACTAACTCTATAAGGAGTAGCTTTTAGAGTTGAAACAACCCTTTCAATAAATACGTTAGTTGGAGTTGCTCCTCCTCCAATATCTAATGAAATATCTAATCCATTTGGGTTGCCAACTTT